TTGAGCGACGACATGGACGCCCTGGTGCTGGATGGCTTGGGCGATATGGCAACGGTCGGCGGTCGAGAGATCGCCGGTTTCTTCTCTGCGCCATGGCTCCAACCTCGCGTAGGACGGCTCAACACCGCATTGCGCGAGCCACAGTTTGAGATCCGCGCTATCGACGCGGAAGGAGTCGAGCCGGGGCAACTTGTGGCCATTGAATTATCGATGCAAGACGGCGGAGGCCAATATGACCTCGTCCAACTTGAGCCGGACGGTACCGGTTGGGTGGCGTTGATTTTGAGGATGAAGGCATGAGCGTCGGTAGTTACTACAAGTCTTCAAACGATGGCGCGATGCTGACGATTCAGTCCTCATCCGCTGATTTACAAGCCTTTGAAGACTTCGCCAAGTTGCTGCCGAAAGCGGCGGCCGCTGCTCAGCGACGCGCTATCAATAAAACATTGGGATGGCTTCGTACTCACATTGCGCGAGCAGTTGGGCGGCAAGAACGCATTGCTGTTGCAGCGGTGCGTCAGCGGTTGCGTAGCTATCCCGTTTCCGGTGGGGCAGTGAGCGGCAAACTGTGGTTTGGTTTGAATGCCATCGAGTCCAGCCGGATTGGTCGAGCCCGGCAAAACGGGAAAGGCGTATCAGTGGCGGGACGGCGGTATCAAGGCGCTTTCCTCAAGCAGGTTTATGGGAATAAGGCCGATATCTGGATCCGTACCGCGAGTAAGCATTTCAATTCAGACGACTATCCCGACACGACGGTGTCATCCAGTCGTGGTGCCAGCTCGGGTTGGATCGCAGAAAACGACAGCCGCTTTCCGCTGGCCAAGGCCAAAGTGTCGCTTGAGCATGCCCGTCCGCATTTCGACGAGTGGGTTAAACGCGCCCATGCGCGCTTGCTGGAGATCCTGCAGCAAGAACTCAATTTCGAGTTTCAGAAGTACCTGAAGGGGGCGTGAAATGTCTGAAGAACCCTTTACGCTTGATGAGCTTTATCGGGCGATTGAACTGCATCTGGTAAATCATCTGCCAGGCGTCAAAGCTGTTACCGCATGGCCCGACGTCAAGGATCGCATCGCACTGCCCGCGGTGTTCATTGAAATGGTGGAGATGGAGCCTGGTACCGACATTGGCACAGGCCAGACGACGCTGGTCTGCAGGTTTGAGGCGCGGATCATCGTCGACCCGATTCGTCCTCGACACTGCCAGCAGGCTGCGCAGCTGGCCGCTCAACTGGCTGTGCTGCTTCGCATGCAGACTTGGGGTGTAGCCGTCGAACCTGCCGATTTTGTCCAGGCCATGCAAGATTGGACTAAACCGGAACTGGATGGCTATACGGTCTGGGTGGTTGAGTGGACCCACACACTTTATCTAGGAACTGAAGACTGGCCATGGCCAGACGAGCCGCCGGGTACGCTGATGTTTGGCTTCAACGATGACCAACAAAAGGAGTTCTTCCCGTCGGAGTCTCTGCCATGAGCAGCTACGCAGCCGCCGAGCATGACCGCATGATCGCGGCCATGCTGATGCCGTGCGTGGTTGTCGGTGTGGATCTGGCAGCGCCGGCGGTGCGGGTGTCGAATGGCGAATGGACGAGCGCCTGGGTGCGCTGGCACAGCCTCGCGGCCGGTAAGGCGCGGCACTGGCGAGCGCCGAGCCTTGGCGAGCAGGGGGTGCTGTTCAACCCCAGCGGTCAGGCGGGCATGGGCACGTTCATTCCGGGACTGTACGGCAATGCCGGCGCGCAGCCGGATAACCGCGACCACGTCGAGGTCTGGCGTTTTGATGATGGTGGCTCGCTGATTTACGACTGGCAGGCCAAGAGCTATACGATCGATCTGCCAACCGGCACGGTGACGATCAGGGTTGGCGGCACGGAATTCGTCGTTACGGATAAAGCGGTGACGGTGAAGTCTGGAACGGTCGATATTGAAGCCACTGTCAACATCAAAGGACCGGTCAACATCGAAGGGCCGTTACTTGTAACGGGCGATATCGGTGCAACTGGCAACATCCTTGCAACTGGCAATAGCGACAACCACCACTCGCATTAATCAATTAACCATCCGGCCCGCCAAGTGCGGGCTTTTTTGTGTCTGGAGAAAACCCATGGCCAAGGTTACAGCAACACCCGGCGCCAATGACGCGCCGGCGGCGGATCTACGTTTGGCGTTTCGCGACAAGGTCTACACCTCGCGCACGCTCTGCATTCCCGGGACCAAGCGCACGCTCGCAGTGATGGCCGCCTCGGTCGACGTGTCGGCGTCCGATGAACAGGCGGTCAGCTTCCTGAAGTCCCATCCAGAACTTGAAGCCCAGGAGTAACGCAGATGATCGGAATGGATCGCCGCACCGGCCAGCCCATTACCGGCATCGACAGCGTTATTCAGTCCATCGGCGACATTCTCAGCACGCCGCTGGGCAGTCGCCGGGAACGGCCGGAGTACGGCAGCAAGCTGCGCACCTATGTGGACTTGCCGGTTAACGCCGGCTGGAAAAGCTCGGTGCAGGCCGAGGCCGTGCGGGCGATCGGTCGGTGGGAGCCGCGCGTAAAGCTCAAGAGTGTGCGGGTGGTGGCGGTGCTGGGCGGGAAGATTGATTTTGTTGTTGCCGGCGAATACCTGGGCGACGACTTTTTGGCCGAGGTGAGCGCATGAGTATCTTGGATCTATCCGCGCTGCCGGCGCCGGACGTGCTGGAGCCGCTGGACTTCGAAGAAACCTATGAAGACAGCTTGAGCATGTTTCGCGCGAGCATGGGCGACAACTGGACGGCCAACCTCGAATCAGACCCGGTTGTTAAGTTGCTGGAGGTTGGGGCTTACAACAAGCTCGGCAACCGTGCCCGGGTCAATGATGGGGCCAAGGCGCTGCTCTTGGCCTACGCAATCAAAAGTGACCTCGATCAGCTTGGCGGCAACGTCAATCTGCCGCGCCTGGTTATTCAGGCTGAGGACCCGACGGCCACGCCGCCAGTGCCTGAAGTGCTGGAAGAAGACGACCCATACCGTGAGCGCATACAACTGGCTTATGAGGGGCTGACAACCGCAGGGCCGCGTAACAGCTACATCCTGCACACGCGGAACGCCTCGGGACTGGTGGCCGATGCCACGGCTGAAAGTCCGGAGCCTTGTCACGTTACGGTAACGGTGCTGAGTACCGAGGGCAAAGGGGATGCCAGTGCCGATCTGCTGGACGTTGTGCGGCTGGCTCTGGATGACGAGGACACCCGGCCGGTTGGCGATCGGGTCACGGTGCAAAGCGCCGAAATCCTCGAGTACCGGATTGACGCCATTCTGCACATGAGCGGCGCAGGCCCGGAAGGTGACGCCAGTTTGACCGAGGCTAAGCGCCGTCTTGCCGCGTGGATCAACCCACGCAAGCGGCTAGGAGTTGAGGTCGCGCGCTCGGCGGTCGACGCGCAGTTGCACATTGCCGGCGTTTCCCGGGTCGAGCTGGTTGGCTGGCAGGATCTGGCGCCTACGAAGGCTCAGGCGGCGTGGTGCGTTGATTACAGTGTGACGATGGCGGGGGCAACATGAAAAGTCTGCTGCCCAGCAATAGCACGCCTCTGGAGCGGGCAATCGAGGCGGCTTTCTACGATCGCACGATTGTCCCGCTGCGCACGCTGTACAACCCGGACACTTGCCCGGTTGAACTGCTCCCCCACTTGGCCTGGGCATGGTCGGTCGATCGTTGGGATTATCGATGGTCTGAGGCGACTAAGCGCGCTGCCATCAAGGCGTCTTTCTACATCCACAAGCACAAGGGCACGATCGGCGCGCTGCGCCGCGTGGTCGAGCCGCTGGGCTATCTGATCGAGATTGTCGAGTGGTTCAAGACTGTGCCCGAAGGCGTGCCGGGCACCTTCGCGCTGAAGGTCGGGGTTCTCGATACCGGCATCACCGAGGAAATGTATCAGGAGCTTGAACGCCTGATTGACGACGCCAAGCCCGTCACCCGGCACCTGACCGGGCTGGCGATCAGCCTGGAAACTCAAGGCAATTTGAATATCGCCGTGTCCGTCTACGAAGGCGACGAAATCGACGTTTACCCGCCCGTCATGCGTGACATTGAGGTCACTGGCAGCTTTGGCGTGGTCGGCCGCGAACACACCATAGACACCCTGGACGTTTATTATGATTGATGCGAATTCGCAGTTTTTCGCGATCCTTACGAATGTAGGGATGGCCAAGCAGGCGAACGCCGACGCGCTCGGCATTCCCTGGCTGATTACCCAAATGGGCGTGGGGGATGCCAACCCGAACGGGCTGGCAGATCCGCCCAACCCGGTGCCCACGGCCGGGCAAACCAA